GGAATTTGTTGGTGACGTTTTTGGACCAGATAACAGTGGATTTAATGTTACGGCATATCCTCTTCAGCCCGGACTGTCAACTGTATTTCCTTTTCTCGCTCAGTTTGCCCAAAACTTTGATGAATACGAAATGATTCAGATGGTCTGGGAGTTTCATTCAACAGTCGATGCAAATGCTAGTACTAACGCTAGTGGTAACACCGGAACTGTTATCATGGCAACCAATTATAAGGCTGATTCCAATCTTTTCGCTAATAAAGATGAAATGATTCAATATCACGGCGGCATTAGTGGAAGATTGACTGAACCTCTAATTCATGGTGTTGAATGTGATGAAAATAAATTGTCAGGAAATACTGGCAAATATGTCAGAACAGTTCCTATCCCATTTACTGATATCAAGTCTTATGATATTGGAATATTTCAGCTAGCTTTTCAGAACACACCCCCTACTTTCTTGAATCAGCAAGTTGGCGAGCTTTGGGTTTACTATACGGTTAAACTCTCAAAGCCTAAGTTGTTTTCTGCACTGGGAAATGCTGTTACGTCTGCTAGATTTCTCATGAATACTGATGTTGTACTTACTACTATGGTTCCTACCACTGGTCTATTGAAAGCTCAAAGCAATTCGTTTGCGCCGTCCATTAAATCATCTGTTGCCGGTACTAGTAATGCTCAACGATATACTACGGTTGCTTCTGGTGCCTCTGGCGCAACTGCTGATATTGTGTCTACTACCGGTGTTGGTGTTACTGTTACGTTTCCTGCTAGTATTTCGGGTGTTTTTGAACTGCGAATGACTATTGAGTACACTGGCACTGTATCTGCTGCTGCGGATTGGATTCATTTTATTGGAAAAGCTGCAGTTGCCGCCTCTGGCAACAATCCTGCAACGCCATTTGTGTCAAATAACATTAGGCCTTGGTTTGATATATATGCAACCAACAGTGCGTCTGGTGATGCGCCTTTTTTTATGTCATCTGTTATATCTGCCAATACTGCTGTTCTTGTTTGTCGAGTTAAGGTAGCAAGTGCTACTAGTGGTGTAGACAATTCTCTGAATTTGTACCCATTTACGTCGTCTGGAACTGTTTCTGGTACTAATCCGATTTCCCAATGGGCTTTAGAAATTCATGAGATTGGTAATATTTACCAGACAGATTCCACCACAAATGCACCTAGATATCTTGATTATACCACGAATGTTCTGACAACTGTTTTAGTCGCATAAATTAATGGATTGGTTGGAACTGTTGTTGCATTATTTTAAGTGTAGAAGTAAGTGTTTATGTGATACTAAGATTGAAGAACCTAAGAAAGAATGAGTATACAACTTCTTCAGCCTTGGGTTGGCAGTGTTTATAACCGACTTAGACGAGAAGTTCCTGCTCCACAACAAGATTTGAATGATCTGTCTTGCACGTTTCGACGTATTCAAACTGATCTCGCTGATGAGGAGTTTTTTCAGCTTTATCAAGTCAGCATGGAGTTATTCAAAGTCAAGTATAGTCAGCGTAATAACGTTAACATGTCTTCGTTAGTTGTGCACACCATGGCTTTAATGTTTACTGGTCGGACTGGTGTTTCACCTCGTAGTCGTTTAGGTTATCATTTTAAGATTGGAATGATTCCTGTTAGTGTTCATACAGTTATGCCAATCATTGTACCTAGAACGTATTATGTTGTTTTATATGCTGCATACAATGACATAATTATGGCAGATCAAACTATACCGAAAGGATCTTTTATGTTAGTAACAAAAGAACATATAACGAATGCTATTGAATATATTGCTGAATTTCACAGTATTTTACCTCAACGTAGTGTTGGTTCAGCAGAGAGGTTTGGCATGACAATGTCGTTTCGTTGACACAAGGTTAATAGGGCTGTAGTATTACCCCTATTAACCTTGTGTCATGTGTCATGTGTCATTTTTTTTCTTAACAAAATTACCATAACGACACAAGTTTTTTTTTTATGACGAACGGCGTGTGTGAATTTACTGGGTCCACAATTTTGTTGCCCGGTACATGTAAAGCACCACAAAGTCATGTATTGAATGTATAATTATATTATAAGTACTATTTCTGTGAAAGAGTTTACGTACGGTAAGGAAGTTGACTTCCTCGCGTTAATTGCTATGTGCAGACTTAACGTGTACACCCGACCTTTATTCATGACACTTTGTAAATAGTCTGTTCGTGCAGGTACACTAACCTGCATAATCACTACAGGGTAATCGCTGCCAAAATTTATGCAGGATGTGGAATCTAACGAGCAATCCGATATCGGAAGCGGTGGAGAGAGTGTCGCTTCCCTTCCCTGCCCTCCCAGATCTCGACGACGCGTTGAGGTTTTTGAGAGTTCCGACTCCGAATCCGATATCTCCGCAGTCGATATCGCCGCCTCTTCTAGACGGTCTCAGCCAGCACCGAATCGATCTGGAAGACTTCCTGAACGAGCAGACGGAGGAGGCGATGGAGGAGGAACTGTTCGAGAGGAACCTGATCCTGCACCTCGACTCGATGCCGTTCCGATCGATGGAGGAAATAACCGGTTTCGACACTGGTGCTTTACCATCAACAACTGGGAACCTGGCTTTGAAGAGATTCTTAGACAATCCAATCCAGCCTACTATTGCTGTCAAGCGGAGATCGGCGAGAATGGTACCGAGCACATTCAGGGAGTTATCTCCTTTGCCAACCCACGAGCTTTTAGCGCAGTCCGAAAGATCATCCGTGGTTGGCATGTCGAGCAAATGCGAGGAACCATTGATCAAGCCGTCGCGTACTGCACGAAGGAAGAGACGCGTGACCCCGACCACCCTGATCCTTGGGAATTCGGCCAGCGACCAGTTTGTGCTGGCAAAGCTGGCGGCCGATCAGACCTCAAGGCAGTTGCTACTCTCGTGCAGTCAGGAGGAACTATCGAAGCTGTCGCCGACACTTACCCTGTCAGTGTTATCCTCTTTCATCGCGGGATCGAGCGACTCATTGGACTTAGGCAGCGACCTCGAGACTTTTCTACAGATGTTTACTGGTACTATGGACCCACTGGCAGTGGCAAGACTCGAGCTGCTAGCGCTGCGGATCCTGCTGCGTACTGGAAGAGCCCATCTGACAAGTGGTGGTGTGGTTATGAAGGACATGACACCGTCATTATAGATGACTATCGCACCGATTTCTGCAAGTTTAACTTTTTGCTGCGTCTTTTTGACAGATATCCTATGAGTGTAGAGACGAAAGGTGGCACTAGACAGTTTAGAGCGAAGGCTATATACATTACAACACCCAAATCTCCTCGTGAGACATGGAATTTGCGTTGTGATGAGGATTTGGGACAGCTTGTGCGTCGTATCAAGGAGGTTAGACACTTCCCTGCAATGTTTGCTGGAGCTGTTGCTGCCGAGGCAGTTGGTGTTGTAGAAGTCAATGAGTAATCACAATTAAATAGAAGTATTTGCATTATGCCAGCTATGAAGAAGAGAAAGGCTGACGGCCCTGTAGTAGTCAATGTCGATACTTCCGCCCCGCGAAGGACTTATAAGAAGAAAGGCACCTATGCTCGCCGAGCAGTTTCCAACTGGAAAAAGTTTTCTGCATTGAAGCCGTGGGCTGATTTTGGCGCTATGAGGTATCCTAGAGGTACTGCGGAGGGAGTTCAGCGTTTTGGTGCTACTTACGCTGACGCAACTCCTGAGCAGCGAACTGAAAGAGCCCAAGTTGGTTGGCGTGGACGCGGACTGTATACTGGTTCAGGTTCTTACAATCCTGCCAAGAATTTCAGGAGGTGGGCTACCGGCGCATTTGCCAATACTGGTCGTGGCGCCGGTAGATCCATTAATAATTCATTAATTACTGGTCTTGATACGGCTGGTGCTATTGGTAACGCATATCTCGGTGCCCAGGGTGCTATGTATGCTGGTGGCGGTTTGTATACTGGAAGTGGCATGTATGATTCCAACTCGTTGGTTGATGGTATGGCGGCCCGACCTAGTATGCAATTTTCTAGTCCTAATGATGAGTCGCAGAGTTTAATTTTGACTCATAAGGAATTTGTTGGTGACGTTTTTGGACCAGATAACAGTGGATTTAATGTTACGGCATATCCTCTTCAGCCCGGACTGTCAACTGTATTTCCTTTTCTCGCTCAGTTTGCCCAAAACTTTGATGA